GCCCCGACCTTCTTCTTCCCGCCGAACGACAAGTCGCCGCCGATCTCCCCCGCAGCCTGCGACAGCACCCGAACCTTCACGATCTGACCCGAGCCCTTGAGCGTGTCCTTCTGCGCCCGCTTCACGTTCTGCGCCGAGCGCTGCAGCTTCGCAACCAGCTGCTCAGGCGAGGTCGACACACCCATCAGCCGGCCACCTCGACCTCAACCGTCGCCGCCCAGAACGACGTCCCGGCGATCTCCAGATCGGTCCACGCATCCCAACCGACGGGCCGCCACCACGAGCACGACGTCGGCGCCGCCCCGTTGACCGCATCCACGATCGACCGGTCCGAACCCGTCGACAACACCTCCGCCATCTGCGTCAGCGTGTCGGGATGCGACCGGGACACGATCACCACCAGCGGCCACACCAGTGTCATCCCACCCTCGAACGTCTGCGACCACTGCCCCCGCGGGTCACCGAGCAGCACCGCCGGTGCGGCCACGTTCGCAGTCGGCAGCTCGTACACCGGCAACGCAGTCCCCACCCGGATCGCCTCGGCGAGCTCGTCGCGCACCGCCACCAGGTCCATCAGGCGACACCGAGAAACGCCGAGGTCAGACGGTACGGGCGCAACAGCAGCTCGGCGTGACCGTCGATGTACCGGCTGGCGCGCACCGCTCCGAAGTCGGCCATGGCCTCGATCCCGTTCGGGCTGTGACGGCGGGACAGCAGCTGCGACACGACAAGCTTGGTGGCGGCGACCACAGCCTCAGGCGGCGCCAACCACCCGTGCTCGGCGGTCACCTTCACCCATCCCGACCACACGTCCGCCAGTCGACAGAGCTTGGTTGCCGGCCACCCGGTCGCCCCGTCGAAGTAGTAGCCGTCGCTGTCCTCGACGGTCCACGTCAGCCGATCCGATGACGTCTCCACCACCGCTGTCGCCGTGTCGGACACGTCCACCACGGTCAGCGTGGAGAACCCACTCGCCTCGTAGACCCGTTCCGTTGCCGACGCGTCGACCGTGAACGGTCGACCGCAGTAGTCGACGATCAGCGCCTCAGCAGCAGCAATCGCAGCCTCGATCTGCTCGTCATCCTCAACGAACTCGGGCCGGTACCCGAGATGCCGGCGCACCTGGTCGCGTGTCACGTAGTCACCCATCAGAGCCTCCTCGCCACTGCTCGGACGTCCATGCCGTCAGGGGTCGTGTCGACGGTCGACCAACGGAACGACTGCACCAGCACCGCCGCCAGCACATCGGGTTGCACGTTGGCGTAGTGCTCACCCTGGCGAAGCCCGCCTCCGTCGACCGCCGAATGCGGCGACCGGGCCGGACCGGCCGCGGTGAGCACGAACAGGCCGCCCCTGGTCAGGCACGACGCGGCATGCCGGATGTGGTCCCGCCACGCTTCGGTGTGCTCGGCGACCTCGAGGTGCAGCACGACGTCGTAGAGCCAGTCGGGGCAGAAGTCGAGGAAGTCGCCCGCCCATGTGACAGACGGGTCGTCGATCAGGTCGACGGCGGTCCACACGCTGTCGGGGTGGAACAGGTGCCGTACAGTGCCGTTGACGTCACGGCCACCGACGTCGAGCACACCGACCGGCCCGGCTGGTGCCCACTGTTGCACCCAGTCAGCCGCCGCCGGATGCACGGACGACCGTCAGCCCTTCGCTTTGCGGATCGGCCGCTTCGCTGGCTCCGGTCTCTCGTCGACAAGACCAGACCGGTCGATGTCTGTGATCGCACCCGAGGGTGCTTCGATGCTCTCGCCCGGCTGAAGTCGGACGTCCAGCTTGACGAGACCCTTGGTGCCGTTCGTCAACCTGCGGAGCCCGCCTGATGGTGTGGTGAGCGACATGTCATCTCCTCGACTCGGTGACGTGCAGGAGAGGGCACGGGGAGCGATAAACTCTCCGGCCCTCTCCTGCGTCATCACGGCGTGACGTTGTAGCCGATGGCGGTGTCGTCGTTGCTGGAGGCGTCGCCGATGTTCTGGAAGTCCTCCCGCATGAACCCGACGACCACCCGCTGGAAGGTCTCGCGGTAGATCGAGTCGTCAACCTCGACATCGAGCGCCATGCGCTGACCCATCGCCCACTCGGAACGGTTCACGGCCAGGTTGTAGGTCTTGGTCGTGGTCGTGCCGTCGTAGACGCCGGACGCGTTCAGGTTCTCGCGGATGTGCTCGGAGACGATGATCGGCACCCCGTACACCGAGGCGAGTTGGCCGTTGAGGATGGTGGCGTTCGGCCCCATCTTGTCGACAGTCAGCACGGAGGAGTCGAGGATCAGGTCGTGGAAGGCGGAGACACCGACGATGAACGCGAGGTCCGTCGGGTTGACGCCCCACTTCCCCATCAGCGCCCGGATGGCGCCGATGTTCGCCGCGCTGGTCGCCGCTGCGGTCGCCACGGAGGCGTTGGCGAGAGCCCGCTTGCGGAGCCCGTCCCACGCCGTGCGCGTGTCGGTGGTGGAAGCGCCGACGTCGGAATCCTGGTGGGTTCCGTCTGTGTCGCCGTCGAGGATCGCCTTCTCCTCGCCGTCGACGAACGCCTGCACCAGCTTGCGCTGGGCGAAGGGAAGGATGGCGAGAGCCGAGTCGGCTTCGATCGAGCGGGAGAACAGGGTGCGAGCACCGAAAATCTCAGCGTCGAACGTGGCAGCGACGGTACCGGGGGTGGATGCCGTCGGCTTCGACTCGGTGTCGGTCGTCGGTTCCGCCACCCGGTAAGCGGTGGAGTCCGCACCCTCGATCGGCCACTTCCACGGGTTCGTAGGAAGGTCGATCCGGGCGAACAGAGCGGCGACCTTGCCGGCCGCCCGCACCTTCTCGTGCATGCTCGCACCGATGCCGGTCGGCACCCAGGTGCCGCCCTCTGCGGATGTGTCGACGTCGAGGGCGCGCAGGACGTCGTTCCAACGCCCCTTGAACTGGCGGGACGAACGGGCCACGTCGAACCCCTGCGCCGAGGTCTTGACCGACTTGTCGACGAGCAACCCGAACAGCGCCATGTCGGCAACGAGCCCCTGGAAGGACCGGACCAGTTCCCGATCCTCGACCCGGAATTCGCTCAGCCGGGGAGCCTGCACGAGGTCGTCGTCAGCGGAACGGACCACGACCTGCTCGACGATGTTGGTGGCGGTGCCGTGCCGGTGGAAGCGGCCGGCCTTGTCGAAGCTGCCGGCGGGAACCTCGGCGTTGGTGGCCCACAGCAGCTCGTCCAGGCTGCGGGTGGCGTGCGCCGGAGCGATCGTGTTGCGGTTCACGTTCACGTCCGCGAACCGGGACCGGCGCACCTCATGGGCGGAGAACCGTTCGGCATCAGCGCGGGCAATCTCCATGGTTGCGAGCTCGCCGTCGATGGCGTCGATGCGTTCGGCGGCCGCGTCGTGGCGGGCGCGCTCTTCGTCGTCGAGGACGGACCTCTGCGCTTCCCTGGCGGTGTTCAACACGTCGTCGATCTCGGTGAGGAGACGGGATCGCTCGTCTCGGAGATCCAACTCAGAGGGGAGGGTGGTGGGCTCGGGCATGTCACGAGGCCTTTCGTGTTCAGACGCGCGTCAAGCGGTGTCGACTGCTTTCGCGCTTCGGGGTGGGTTAGGGGGTTAGGCGGGTCGGCGGCGGCGTTGCGCCTGCACGAGCGCCAGGTGGTCGACGTGTCCTGTCAGGTCCGAAGGTGCCGGTGCGGCTGGCTCCGTGCTGATGGATCCGTCCGTGTCGCCTTCATCCTGTCCATCGGACGTGCCGTGATCGGCTTCGGTCTCCTGGGTGGATGTGGGGCGGATGAGGGTAGCGATCTGCGAAACCTGATCTTCGGTCACGCCCACCTGCTCGGCGATGGATCGCACAGCGAGAAACTCGGCTCCGAGGTTGACCGCAGACCGAGCCGGGCCGTAGTCGCGCAAGCCAAGAGCGGTGTGACGCCAACGATCCAGACCGGAAACGGGGTCGGGGCCGAGCGGGTCGGACCCGTAGACCGGACCCCTGAACGACTGAGCGATGATCGCTCCGTCCCGGATGAGCTCGAGCACCTCGTCAGCGAGCGGTGTCTTCGAGTAGCGGGTGCGGGTGAGGAGCCCCCTCGGCTCAGCCGTCACGGAGAGCGGGGTGCCGAGCGGGAGAGCGAACCGCTCCGAGAGCTGGTGGGTGCCAGGCATCATCCCGTGGTTAAACAGGACGACCGTGCGGGTCACACCGTGCATACCGAGCCACCGGTTGAACGCCGCTCGGTCGATCTCCTCGAAGTAATGGCCGAACTCGTCGGCCACCTCGTAGGAGTCGTCGAACGTCGCGGCGTAGGCGGTGACGGTGCGACCGTCACCGCCGCTTTCAATGTCGATGTCAATGAGGGGAACGGAGCGGGCGATGATCCGCCGGTCGTCTCTGTCGCTCATGCGGTCACCTCCACAGCAGCAGCATCAGGGCCGGACTGCTGCATGTTCAACGGGCGCAGGAAGTAGTCGAGGCCCTCGACGTAGTCCCAGTCCTCGTCCTCACGCCACTCCTCCGGCGTGTAAGCGCCCCACTGCACTGCGATCGCCTTCGCCTCGTAGCGCGCCTTGATGTCGCCACGAAGCAGCCCGTCGATATCGGCCCGGATCCCGTTGTTCGGCGGCGTGAGATCCGGGTCGAAGTTGACCCACGTCTCGATGCGCTCCACCCACGGCTTGACGCCGTCGGTAACGGACTCGATCGCCTGGTGCTCGATGTTCGAGAACGTCGCCCGCTCCAGGTCGTACAACTTGTGGGGAGGCACCCGCAGCAATCGTGCGGTCTCCACAACGCCGTACTTCCGTGTCTCCAGCAGCTGTGTCTGCTGCGGATCCAGGCTGATCGTCTTGTACTCGGCGCCGTTGCCGAGCACACCGAACTGGTTGGCGTTCTGGATCCCACGGTGGAACTTCGCCCACTGCTCCGCCATCTTCTCAGCCTCGGGTTGGGGCAGTGGCTCGGGCACGGAGATGTACGCCTGAAGGTGTGTGCCCTGGCCGAACGACCGGGCGGCGAACTCGTCCGCCGCGGCGATCAGCCCGAGGGACTCCGCATGAACCCGGATCGGGTCGAGCCCCAGCACGCCGTCGTACGACAGCCCCGGGATGTGCAACACCTCCCGAGAGGTGAACCCCATGTCCTTGCGGCCGTCGATCTCGAAGACCTTCAGACCATCACCGGTCTGACCGACACGCACCCTGTCTGGGTGCAGCGGCCGCAGCCCCACGACCTGGCCGACGTTGTTGCGAAGCTTGAACGCGTAGCCGTTGCCGCGATGCAGCAACGACATCACCCAGAACTCGAGCAGCGCCGGCCACGGCATCTCCTCGTCCGGGCGCCGCAGCCACGGAGGATCGGCACGCCGAGTGCGCCGACGTCCACCAGGAGGACGCCGGTATGTTGACCACGGCAGGAACGCCACCGAGGTCGACAGGTAGTAGCACCCCGAATACCACGCAGGGATGGCGAGGGCGCGCTGGGCGCCGACAGTGATCCCCGACCTGGTCTTGGCCACCCCGCCCGACGACTGGCCGAGCAGATAGCCGAACTCTTCCATCGACACCGGATCGGCTCGGGACGCCATCCGATCCCCGATCCGATCGACCAAGCCCATCAGGACGACCCGCCGCTACGCCGGGCGTCACCGAATCCGACGGCAGCAGCAGCGAACAGCCACAACGCAGCCACCCACAGCAGCCCGACGACGAACCCCACCATCCACACGGGGGCGGCCAGCACCGTCAACACGACACGCAAGGGGCGCACCTCGGCGGCCGTGACGGCCACACGTTCGGAGAAGGACATGAGACTCAACCTCCGAGCACCATCACGAGTGGTTCACGAGGCGGCATCGGCGCCTCGACAGGCAGCAACGCCCGAGCCACCGTCACCGCCACAAGCGGGGCGATCGGCACGGTGGCCTGCCGTGAATCCCACGCCCAGCCGTCACCCAACGGGCGCTCCCCCGCATCACCCGCCGCGACATCCAACGGACCCTGCCCCGACAGGCGAGTCAGACGCCCCTCGACCACATCCGAGAACAGACCGCCGCACGCGGCCCGGTACGCCGGCGCCGCCAGCGGCACCAGCAGCGACGCATCCAACCCAGCCTCGGTGAACGCCGCGAGTACCGGACCCACCTGGGCCGCGGCCACACCCGCCCCGTTGCACCCCACCGCCAGCGGCGAATAGCGCTGCACCAACTCCACCAGCCGCTCCGGCAACCAGCCGACATCACGACGATGGTCGACGAGCTCGACGTACGGCGCCCGGATCGACCCGGCCGCGA